CCAGCACCTTGAGCTGCACGCATACCCATGTTCTTTAAAACACTTCCGCCAGCTTGAGCAGCCTTACCACCGGGAATTGCACCAAGCCCAATGGCAGAAGCTAGTTCTCCAAATGAAAAGTCGGGACGTTCACCACGCTGAATTTGGCCCTTTTGAACAAGTGTATTACCAATGCCCGCGCCTATACCACCAAGGACAGGAATGGACGCCCCACCCGTAAGAGGAGCAAGAGCAGCCCCAGCTACTTGACCACCAATACCAAGCCCTACCTCAATACCAATGTTGGCGGCTGTTTGACCAAGGCTAGATTGTTCAGGCTTTGCGCTATTTACAGAAGCGTCATATTGCTGCAAAGCATCCCAATCCTCCTTGGTTGGTTCAGTGGGTTTGTTCCATTGATAGACCCGACCAGAAGGAGATGTAATTTGCATGGCTTAACGTGTGCTCCAGCCGGGAGGCATGGCCGAAACTTTGCTTAGAATTGGATTCTGTGGCTGGGATGCTTGTTGACCCCGAAGTGCTTCAAGGCGATTGTTAAAAAGAGCAACGGGAGAAATAGGCATACCAACCATATCTTTTCCACCATAGACAGCTGTAAGGCTTGCGAGTGTTTCTTTATACGCTTCTGGAAGCCTATCCCAAGACCCATAACGGGTAGCTTGATTGAGCAGCATTTGAAATTGATCTTGTTCAATCTTCTTGGTCATACCAATAGAAAGAGGCTTGCTTTCATTAGCATCAATAATCTTGAAGTTGTTGCCAAAGGTAATAGCTGTTAAACCACCGCCCAAATCAATTTTCTCAACATCAGTCTTAAATGCAGTCTTAACTTTAGCCAAGAACTCAAGAGATAGTTCTCCGCCTTGTTTGAGATATTCATTAAGAACCTTGTCTGTTTTCTCTTGAGCAGTGGCATTACGAAACTCCGGCTTTGTAACCAACTCAAATGAGGCAGATTGTAGCGGGGTAAGATTGGGGTCTTTGGAAACGAATGTTTTAATCTCAGCGGGAGTTGCCCCCTGAGCATCCTTGGCAACAAACTTCTGGGCCTCATCAATTGTTTTCTTTGTTTCAGCAAAACGAGACAGCTCAGATTGAGCGTTGGTGTATAGATTGTTGGATGCAACCTTTTCAGCAGAGCTTAATGGACGAGTTCCAACACGAACCCCATAGGTTCCCGTCATGTTTGATGTTGGGATGCTTTCATTTCTAACAATCGTTTCTAAATTCTTGACCTGACTTGCCTTCTGTTCGTATTCTCTGTTAAAGCTATTTACAATGTCATTGTTTAACTGAGCTGCTCCAGTTACCGGGTTGACTATAATAAATTGTTTAACACCCTCTGGAACAGCTTTAGATTGTGGCAAATTAAATTTAACACCGGGAACAACGCCACCCTCCTCCACTGCTTTACCGTAGCTAAGACGAGCAAGATTGGCTCGACCCTCTTCCTTGGTTGGGGTTGGATATGTTGTCTTAACGGTTGTGCTAACCCCTGCCGGAACCTGCATTCCTTGGGTTGAAGAAAAAGCCTGACTCAAGAATTTATCGTTTGCAATGGTTGAAATGTCACGCTCGGCCTGACGAATTGCATTAGCCTCAGCCAAAGCCCCACGGGACTTTTGAAGGATGCCATCAAGTTCATTAGCGTATGACTTTAGCTTACCAATAGACACCTTTGGAATGTCTTCAACGGATAGGCTTTCCAGCATCTCAGGACGAATCGGGGCCTTATTACCATAGAGCTTTGGGTTAGCCCTAAATTGATTCATGGACTGAATCGCCTCACCCATCTTGCTTCTTACGGCTGTCTCAAAAAAATCACGCTCCTCTTTATTCTTCTGATAGTTCTGGATACCACTACCAATTTGTTGGCCAAGATTGGCGAACATTTGGCCGTATGCTTGGCCGCCTGCTTGGATGCTTTGTGCAGCAGATTGCGCCCCCTGTGTAATGGGGGAGTAGTCAATGCGACCTAGGGCGGGATTTACGGAGCTTCCAATCATAAAAATAGTGTTGTTACTGCCTCATGTAAACTGGGTCCATTCTAGCAGCCCAACGAAGTTGCTCTGAAACATTGCTAACCAGAGCCCCACCCATCTTTGGGCACGGAACAGAATTGGGTGAAGACTTGCTCATACAGGCCGTGCAAGCCGAGAAATAGTCTGGATTCATGCTCTTATCCTCGCGCTCCTTCCACTTACCATTCTCCTTCACATATCTGGTGTGGTGGATAGGGACATTGTTCTCTTCGGTGTATCGCCATAAATCGTCATCCGTAAACATCCTAATGGGAAAGGCCGCGCTTGCGCTTTCAAGGTTTACGGCAATGTCTGAATTCAAGGGAACACTCCCGTAGATCGGGTCGCTATCCGTGGACTTGTGCCCATGAAAAACAAAGTCCCAAGGGTATTTGAATGAACCCGTTGGCTTGAGGTAGATGTCTTTTAAGCCGCAAACAAACTGTTCCCCTTCTCGCGGGGAACGAATACCAGTTGGAACCATGCAAGTTTGCTTTCCAATTGGGTAGTAATTTACTATTTCAACCTCTCCGTTGTGCTCTTGGATTTCGGTTGATAGTGGCGGATAGTCGTAAACGGTTAGGTTAAAACCATCTATGACGCTGTTCGCAAAGCGATACCTATGCGGCTGGAATGCCTCTCGGTGGAATATAATCGGGATATTGCGGATGTGTCTTAGAACCAAATCTAGAACAACCATGCTGTCCTTACCGAAGGAACACATGATTGCTGGATTTTGGGCACGCTTTAGCGTTTGCTCAATGAGGGCATGAGCATAATCTATCTTGTTTTGGTATTGCATTATAGGGCGACAATAGCAGCTGCACCAGCCGCTCCGCCCAAGATTGAACCAACACCGGAAGCAACACCAGCAGTTTTTGTAGCAGAAGCACCCATCCTAGCGGCATCCAATTGAGCTTTAGCGGCTGTTTCCGCAATGCTCTTGTTGGTCATGTTAGCGTTGTTAGCCAATGCCAAGTTAACACCCGTGTCTGGATTGTAAGTTGTTGGAGTATTAAACATCTTAGCCAAGTCCAGAACATAGTTCTGTTGTTGACCAGCTGTTTGAGCAGCATTGCTTGTCTGGCCAAGCAGCGCACTCATTGGGTCATACGCTGCATTGCGATAGCCTGTTGCTAAATTAGTAGCATAGTCACGATTGGACTGAGCTTGATTGGCCCCAGCCTGTCCAAGAACCCCAAGATTGGTGATATTACCCTGTTGCTGATTGGCAGAGAATGTGCGGTTTTGAGCAGCAACATCTAGGTTGGCGATCTGATTGGCCAAAGAGAATTGATTGGCGGCTCCCTGATTGGCCAGAGCATATTTTGCCATAAGCTCAGCATTAGTAAGCTGAGTTTGATTTGCGGCGTCTGCACCAAAAATTCTAGCTGCATTGATTGCAGCTTGATTGGCGGTGTTGGCTTGATTTCTGGCGTTAGCACTAAACTGGTTGGCCGTATTTGTAGCCGCTTGGTTAGCTAAGAACATCTGGTTGGCTGCATCTGCGCCAAACTGACCCGCATTAGAACCAAGCAAAGCGTTTTGCAAAGCTGCTTGATTAGCAGCATTAGCCGCGAATTGATTGGCTGTATTGGCAGCATTTGCTCCAAACTGACTGGCATCAGCTTTAAGACCAGCGGTGAATTGATTGGCTGTGTTAGTAGCTCCAACATTAGCGAGAGCCACATTCTGATTGGCTTGCTGATTGGCAAGCGCAGCCTGAAGTGCGGCCTGTTGATTGGACTGTTGAAGACCAATTTCCTGACCATAAAGACCTGTCCCAAAGTTACGATTGGTGGTGAGGTCTTGGGTGTAAGCCTGATTGAGAGCAACGGCTTGAGCCAAGTCTTCAGCCTGACGTTGACGCATTGCACCAGAACGAGCCGCAGCTTCAGCAGCAATGGCTGGATTGCTCATCTCAATGCCACGCGCAGCATAGGCTTCACGGGTGCCTTGCTGAACATTACGAAGTTCTTCAGGAGAAAGCTGACCCGTACTGGCGGCAAATTCTGCCGCACGACCACCCAGTGTTTGAGCAGCTTGGCTAGGGCCAGCATTCAAAGCTTGATTGTAAAGCGATTCACCGAGTTTGCCACGAGCCAAACGCTCGGCTTCTGTCTGCATACCCGTGGAAGCTTGGGCTGCATTATAGCCTTGTGGGGTATAGCCCTCGGACGTGTATCCTTGGGATTTAGCTTGTTCAGCCTTATAACCACTAGATTGACCCATTGCTGCGTTGTATCCCTCGGCATTGGTTTGAGCGGCATTATATCCACCTAGACCCACCTGTGGGGCTGCTCCAAGCAAAGCCGCTTGAGCTGGGGTAAACGACAAGTCTCCAAATTGTCTGGCGTTTTCAACCGCGCTACGCATACCAGCGTAGGGGTCAGCACCGGGAGTAGCGAGGGCTTCAGCTCGTTTTAAACTAGCAAGAACCTCTGGATTAAGCTGATTGTAAGTAGCCGCAAGTTGAGGGGCTAGGGCATTAACGTCAGCGGTTGAAGCAGTTCTAACGGCTGTATTTGCCGCCGCTTCCGCTCCACTTGAAGCCTTGCTTAAGGCATTAAATAAATCAATTGAACCTCCTTCTTTAACTGTAAAATTAGCCGTAAGTCCTTCGGCGTCAGCAGCAGCCTTAGCGTATTGCTCAAGACCTCCATATATTCTGGAATAGTCATCCTTAGCATTGTTGAAATTATTGAGGATGTCAGGCCGAGCAGCAAGAAACGCCTTTGCATCAAACTGATCAACGCCTTGCGAATATTGACCAATATCTTTAAGTCCAAGGCCACCAAGGGCGGGACGTGCAGCAGCTTCAGCACCCAATAGGGCTTTAAGCGTATCTGGGTTGGATATGCTCGCAAGATAGTCGCGGGTAGCTTGTGCAGGGTCAAAACCAAATGAGTTGCCTGAACCGCCAAGTGTTAAAGCTGGGCGTGCTCCAACGTCTGGTATATACTCGCCTGTCTGTGGGTCGTAAGGCATAAAATTAGAGGGAAGAAACTGCGTAAACGCTACCTGTGGTAGAGCCGTAGGAATAGAGGGAAACAACCATTGCTTGTCCCGATGTTAGGGAAGCGGGGAAACTACCACCAGCAGAGGTCCAAGCTGGCCAGCTAGTCGTAATGGTTCCACCTGTGTTGTTCTTTAGGGCCACAATGTTTATTTGGCCGCTATCAATGCTGGAAAGCGCAAACGTGCTATTACCGCTCAGTTCGATTCTGGCGTTACTTGCAGCCGCAAGATTGAGGGTGATGGTTCCGCTTGTGGCATAGCCAAATTCAGGAACCAAATCAAGCAGCGTAATGTTGGCGATGCTGGCAATGACATTACCCGTAATTGGGCCTGTAAAGTTTCCGGCAATAGCTCCCGTTCCTGTGATAGTTGGTGAGGTTAACGTCTTGTTTGTTAACGTCTGGCTTGCCGTTAGTTGAACAATGTCGGAATTGGTAATAGTCGCAATCTTGGTGGCCGTTGCTGCGTTACCCGTAGTGCTGCCAGATGAACCACTAACGTTGCCGGTAACATTACCTGTTACAGCTCCAGTAAGGGGGCCGGAAAACGCTGTGGCAGACACCGTTCCGCCGCTTGTCCAGCTAGGACCACCCGTGCTTAGTTTGGCTGGGGTAATACCAGCATCCTTAACAATGATAGCCCCACCCGAAAGCTGGGTAGTCGTGCCGTCAACCGCACCCGATACAAACGTAGCTGCATCAACCAAGTTATTGAGGTTGGTTGCACTAACTTGCGTGTCGGCAACAATCGTTGCTCCTTTGGATAGAATTGCCATGTTATGAGGCTTGTGTTAACGCTCTGAAGGTGGGTGATGCTGTGAGCTTTACTAAGCGCAACTTGGGTCGTCCAGCAGTCGGAGTATATCTAAGTTGCATTCCGTAAGCCCGAATGTTGCCGATTCTACCACGCAGAGATGCGTCTTCACCTACCGCTAAGACTTCACCAAGGATGCCAGATACGGTGCCAAGCTCAAATTCACTATCCAAATTCTCAGACACACCCTCAATGAGAGCGTCGGAGTTGTTGCTTTCGCTGGATTCCGTGTGAATTTCAAAGCTGTTGAACTTCTTGCGTTCTGGGCTTTGGAATGTAAACTCACGGGTTAACGCTTCCGATTCAACGTGGAAGAATTTGGATGGGAGGCCGGGGAACGTGTAGATGTTATCTACGTCATCAACGCGGGACTCCACCTCATTGATGCCGCCAAATCGGTTGATGGCAAAGAGTCTATTAACGCCACCAGCACTAGAGGTAATGAAGTTGGCCACGTCCCAGCCCTCCTGTTCAATCAAATCAATGCTTTCCCAACCTTGGTTGAGCAAGTTGTAAACCAATATGGCGTTGTTGTAGATGGATGCGTTTAACGGGATGGCAATGTAGTAGCGATTGTTGTGATAGATGGCTACCGACTTGTCGGCATACTCCTTGTTAATTTGGCGAATGATGGGGTCAATTGGGTCAGACAAGGGTAGTCCTGCTCCGCGAAGATTATAGAGGTCGCCGAAGGCTGTTGCGTAAACACCGTTGTCTGAAAGGAAGAAAATTTGATTGGCAATGGTTACAACGGAACGACGAGCCACAAGCCCAGCTTCGCGTGTAATTTCTTTGAGTGTAATGTCCGTCAGGCTACCCGATAGCCCGCTAAGAAGATGAATGCTATTGCGATTGAGAACCACAGCATTGTCGTCAGTGAACGGGTGGACATACTGCAAATAGTCAGCAATGCCAGCCGTAACCTTGAACTGATTTTGGATGTGGTCATAGGTGTCTGAATCAAAAATGTCGGAGAATATCAACTCATCCCTTACGTTGCGGCTAGTAATTGTTTCACTGCCAGATGTTCCAGTAGAGGTGTAGTAGTAGGGTGCAATGATACGACGTTGATGATAGACTCCCCACGGGGGCGCGGGCATATGAACAAATCCAAGTCCTTGTGACTGAGCTACGGAATAAATTACCTTGTGACTTGCGTGATCTGCAACTTGGGCAAAGAAGGTGAATGTATTGGCATTAGGAACAGACGCAATGGTGTAACCAACTCCGTTTTCCACTAAATGGGTTGTGCTATTATCCACCACAAAAATCTGTCTTCCAACAGAAAGACCATGAGCCGTCTCACTTACAGTCACAACACCATCTGCAATGCTTGTGTTGTTATTAGCATTGTAATACGTTGTGTTGGCATAGGTGCCATTTGCCACCTTAACAAAGGCTGGGCTACCAGTAACAACGCCGTTCCAAGATAGGGCCGTAAGTCCATCTCGGAAGATGAACACCTTGTTAAACGCCTGAATCATCTCAACATCGTCTGTTATGGTGATGCCAGATGGATAGGCAATGTCAGTTGTAGCTGCTGTTGAGCAATTAACCGCAATGGCTTTAGAATTGAGGGCCAAAATAAAGTATTCGTCGTTGTCATCCGAGGGGTCGGAGAACAAGCAAGAGCCGTAGGCATTGTTGATGTTGCTGCTCAGAAGAGGAGCCCCGGCAAAGTTGTCGAAGTCAATTGAATAGGTTTCGCTACCCGTAGCACCCGTAATGGTGAATGTAAATGTTGTTGAGCCTGTAACGGTAATTGTGCGATTGCCGTTGGGGTTAACTGTTCCCGTAAGCCCAGCGATACCCACTTGCGTGCCTGTAATAAACCCATGTGCAAGAAGGGTTGTAATCGTAACCGTCGTTGTGCTGCGAGTTGCGCTACTAATTGTTTGATTGGTCCAGACGTAGAACGGAACAATCAACGCTTCGCCGCTATTACCAAGCTGAGGCCCAAAAGCATTAGACCCTTTTCGGGGTTGCCAAGCACCGTCAATGTCCATGCGTCCATTGATGGACACAGCCAGCTCGCCAGACTTTAATTGATCGGGGCGCAATCGGGCATTGATTCGTGAGAATCCAATGTCCACCTCATCATTGAACTGACTGTCTTTTTCGCCAAAAGTGTTATAACGAGCCATTGGCCTATCATACCCTACTGTGCCTTAGCACAATTAGGAACAGGACTTACGTTTGCCGTAGGCTGCTTTGCCAAAACCCTCGTAGTCCTTCTTCTTGTTCTCTTTCTTTTCGTGCTTAATCATCTGCTTGCGTGACTTGTAGTTTTCGTTTTTCATAAAAAGATATTAGCACGACCATGCTTTTCGGCTCCAGTAGTTGGCCGATAGTTTGTTAGATGTGCCCTTGATGCCGCCGGAACGGGCACAATAGGAGGCTTTCCGGCTAGGAACGCTCTTCTTGATGGACATATTGGCATCCCCAAAGCGTATCACCTTGGACTTCCCATTAGCACAGGCGCGGACTACAGACTTCTTGCCGCCGCTAATGTCTCGCCTAGGGCTGTTACAGGGTAGATTGCGTGGGTTCATGGGTCAAATGGCCTTAAATCGCAAGGAAACAGGGTTCTAGGGCCTATTGGCTTCCTTCTTCTTACGGCGTTTCGGCTTAATTATAACAGAAGGAGCCTTTTTAGCCCCAATCCACGGAGCGACGGCAAAGACCATTCCAAGCCCGGCCGCGACGCTCGCGAACCGTTCAAACGTGAGAAGCGCCCGGTCTGCGGCCTCCTTGTGCGTGCGCGAAATCGTCAGCTCCTCATGCAGCGCCTTGTTGATCAGCGCCGTCATCGGCTCGATGACCGCGTAAAGTTCGGCGGTCATGGCCGGCGAGTTGAGCGTTTCAATTTGCCCGGCGTCGCAGGCTGAACGCGCTTTCTTGAGGTAGGCTGCAACGAGTTTGTGCTGCGCCACGAGTTCCACCGGGTTGCCAAATTCCGCGAGCAATCGCTCCGCCTCGGCTTGGAGCTTCGCCAGCGAGTCGCAAAACTCTTTGGCGTTGATCAGTCCCTTGCTTGCCTTTGCCTGACCGTCCACGATAGCCAGCCCGTAAATATCGAAAAGCGGACTGAGCACGTTGCTCGTCATCGCAAATTCTTTGTCGCTCGCCGCGATGTGCTCCGAGACCGATTTCACGGTGACCACTCCGACGCCTGCGAAACAAACGACGACCGCGGCGAGCGCAGCGGTGATGACCTTCGGGCTCATTTCTTCAGGAACCTGCCCGGATTCTTGGAATACTTTTTTGCGAGCGTCGTGATGCCGTCGATAATCTCCGGCGCGAGCAGACCGGCGACGCCGTAGGTGACCGCCTTCACAAGTGAGCTGACCTCGATCTGCTCAACGATAAACCATGCGAGCGTCGAGACGATGGCCGCCATGATAACGCGCCGCACGCTGTCCCAGATCGTCCCTTGGATCGGGTTGGCCAGTAGGCGAGCAATCATGCCAGCGCCGCCAATCACCGCAGTCAGCCAGCCCGTTTCTTTCCAGAGCTTGGCCACTTCCATGAGGTCTTTGTGCTCGTTCATTTTTTTCGCATCTCCATGATTTTTTCAAGTGTGCGACCGCCGAAATAGAACGACATGATGAGCATGCCCCACTGACCGAGCAGCGAAACGTAAGACTCGTTGGCGTTGTATCCGAAGGCTGACATGCCCGCGAAAATAAAGTAGCCAGCAAGGATTGCCGCGAGCGTCATTGGCCGAATGTTTTTCGACCACCACGAGTCCGAAGCCATGTCCGCTTTGAGGCGGTCGGTCAGGTTGTCTTGCTCGACGCGGTAGGCTTCGAGGTCCGCGTTCATCTTCGCCAGCTCGCCGTTCTGCGCCAGCGCCGTGAGTTCTAGCTGCGCCTTGGCCTTCGCTTCCGGGTCCGGAATCAGCTTGTCGATCAGCTTCGTGCCGATGCCTAGAACTTCAGCGAGTGGAAACATGGGTTATACCTTCTTCGGATTCGTCAAACGACGAAACAGGAAATAAGGCAACCAGACCCATTTTGGAATCTTCGTCACCTTTACGTTAGTGCTTTCAATAAACGGCATCTCTGCATCCCAGAGCTTTACCCTAATAGGCGAGCCGTCTGGCGAGGTGCAGCTAATAATAGACACGTTGCGCGTGGGAGCGCGGCCTCGGCTCCAGTAGTTGTCGTATTGCCCAAGCTCAATCGTGCCCGAGATGCAGCATCCGTAGAGCGAAAGCCCGTCAATGGAGCCTTTGGCCGTGATCGACCCAGCCACCGTGCAATTCTGCACGACGTAGTTTTTGCCGCGCACGAAGTCTATCGAGTCCTCCTGCGAGGCTGGAATGGTGAGACCCGACACGCAGAGGTTCGACACGTTGGAGCCCTTTACGAGATCGTCGTAGTTTTCGGGGTCAAGCGGTGCCTGCCACTCAGCCGCGTTCACTGTTAGCCCGTTGTCCTGTGGTCCAACGTAGCTGCGCCAGTTCGTGTCGGAGGTTCCGCTCATTCGACCTTCGGTTCCTTTGGCTTTAACGCCTCGGCAAGCTGCTCCGCGCACTTGCGTAGCAAATCGTGCTGATCGGCGGGTAATGGTGCAAGGCGAGCGGCTGCGTATAGGTTTTGGAGTGCTTGCTCAGTGCTCATGTTAGGAAGCGGCGAGTTCTTGATGCGCGATGGCCGTAACCGCAGCCGAGACTTCGGCGTAGCTGTAAGTCTTGCCGCCGACGGTGACGGTTTTGTCGCTTAGGAGCGGCCAAGTAACCGTTGTCCAAGGTGACACGAATACCTGCCCATCGATTACGGTTTTCTTCTCAAAAAAAGCAGTGGCGATAGGAGACTCGCCCTGCGGGTCAGTCTGGATGCGTTGTAGCGTGGTGGTGACGATTGGGTCATTCATGGTGGAAAAAATTACGAGGAGACGGCTTTGATTACTGCGAAGTTGAAGACGGGAGCTTCCGAAGTGGTGCCGCCCGTAGTGGCAAAGGAGATACGGAAGGAGCCCGCGCCCACGGCGGTGACGTGCATCATGTAGAGGTCGGTCCCGCTGCGCTGGTTGACGATGATCGTGTCAGTCGCGGCCACGGCGGAATTGGTTACGGTGAAGCTCTGCCACGTCGCGGAGCCTGCGGCGGTGAAAAGCGTGATCGCGCCTGCGACGTTGTTGAGCGTGACGCCAGTGGTGCGCGAGGTGCCTTGCGTGACTGCGCCGCCCGCGCCGGTTGCGTAACCGATGCCGCCCGTTGCGGAGGTGGAGCGGAGCGAGCCCCTTGCCGTCACCGCTCCACCCTTGGCAACAGTGAGTTCGGAGTTCCCGTTGTTAACGAACGTCAGATTGGAACCTCCAGTGGCAGACATCAGCCATGCATCACTTGCGCCTACCGAACGGTCATACACCTGAACTCCTGCGTTTCCACCGAGGCTCGTGACGACGCCGTTAAAATTGCCGGTGCCGCCCGAATGTATGTTGCCCGCAAAACCCGCGCCGCCTGACACGATCAACGCACCGGTCGTCGTGGATGTGCTGGCGGTGGTGTTTGTGCTGTTGATTAGGCCCGTGGTGTAGAGGCCGGTGGTCGCGTTAATCGCCGTGACAGTAGTGCCGTTCACGGTAAAATTAAACTCCCCGCCCGTTGGGACGTTGGACAGAATCCGCGTGCCAACTCCGTTTGTCCCGATGGCTAACTCGGATGCGCCGGGAAGCGCGCCGGGGCCAGTAAATACGAACCGACTGCCGGTGGAAACAGGCCCGCCGAAGTAGCCCGCCCCCGCATTGCCGAAGCCGCCCGCATTGATTAGACTCCCGGTGGTCGTGGATGTGCTGGCGGTGGTGCCGTTGATTGTTGTTATCGTGGCAGAGTTACCGATTGAGAGCGCACCGCCGTTGGGCTGGATTCCCAGTGCTGTGACCGCCCCGACGTTACTGTATCCGTTGACGAATGGTTGGTTTGTTCCGCTCGTGCCAAGGCCGACGCCATTTGTTTGTCCCGCTCCGCGAACAAAGATCGCAATGGTGTCGCTCAATTCATTCACCTCAAAACGAGCACCCAAGGTGCCTGTTGCAGACCCCACAAGGGTCCGACCAGCAAACGTCGCCGCGCCCGTCGCGCTCGTGAACGTCAACGCGGTGCCGAACGTGCCGGTGCCTAGGGTGAGGTTGGAGGCGGCTGGCGAGGTGAGAGACGCCGAGATTGGCGTCGTGAGCGTGGGAGACGTAGAGAGCACGTTTGCGCCGCTGCCCGTCGAGGTGGTCACGCCTGTGCCGCCAGAAGCCACTGCAATTGGGGTGGAGGCACTAACCGTGGTAAAGGCACCCGTAGATGGGCTAGAAGCCCCAATAGCCGTGTTTGTAATGCCAACGGCGGAATAGTCGGTGCTAACACCAACTACGGCTCCTGTGCGCCCAAACACGCTAGAAACAGCGTCCGTCAAATCTACCTTTTCCCAAGCCGTGCCGTTGCTGATAATCCAGTCACCGACGCCAAACGTAATGCTAAACTGCGTTCCAGCCGTGCTTACAACGTAATAGTCGCCCTTGGTAGAAACCGCAGGCGGGTTGTTTAAGGTTGGATTGTTTGTCGAAGCATTCCATGTCCCTTTGTAATTGACCGGGCCGCTAACAATCAGCGGGGGAGAATAGTTGATGATTTGGTCAAAAATGCCGGACATGGTTAAATGTAGTTGAGTTCGCTAATCGTAAACACGCCCGTTCCGCTTACGGAAATTACCTTGGCGTTTTTTGCCCAGCCCGCGCTCCAGATACCGCTGTTACCATCCTTGAAAATGTGGCCAACGGAAGTAGTGGGAGTAGAGCCATCAATGGTGAGCCGAATATCTGCTCCGTCTAACGTCCAATAGATGTGACTGGTGTTTGGATTGAGGGCCGCGACAATGAAGTTGGTAGCTGTTCCACCAACCGAAAGCGTTCGCATGGATGTTCCGCTAACTGGAAGCACCTGCATTGGTCCGTTAACTATGCGTGAGTTTGACATGGTTAGACAGTAAATGGGGTTGCGTGAACCGAAGCATCCGTAGAAGCAGCGCGAATAAACTTAGCCGCAAGAGCCGTGCTCTTATTCCAAAAAAACGGGGGCGTCAGTTTCTTAAACAAATGACCATTCGTAGCGGTAGGTGTGCTACCATCAAAAGTCACCATAACATCGTCACCCTGAATATCAATTAGGATGTATTTCGTCTTGGACGAAGACCAAACATTCGTAAGAGCAACTGCCGCTGTGCTTACAGCAAGGCGTTCGTCGGCCTCCCCGGTTGGAGACGGATAGAGATTAACAACAAGGGAGTTATTCATTAGCGTGATTGTGTTGAAACGTAGGTAGAAATGCGGCGAAACAAGAAGTTGTTATTGCGCTGATTCTGGGCCTTGCTCAACTCTAGCATAAGGTAGCTCATGGCAATTTGTTCTTCGGCAATAGCCTTGTCAACCTGACCGTCCATACGAAGGAAATCGGCATAGGTAGCGTGAGCTGCATAGTGGAAAAACTCTAGTGGAATATCAACCGCAGCAGTGGTGTATGGACCGGGCCATTCCTTTTTGTAGCCAACCCAAAACCCAAGGTTGCCTGTCGCGTTGTTAATGACTGTCGCGCCATTGCTATCAACGAAGAAGTCGTATTCGTAAGATGGGTTTGTGCCAAATGGATTGGCGTTCCAGATACGGTTGTAGTCCGAGATGTCGTCAATGGCCGCAGGGGACACGGTGGCGGTGCCGCTATACGTCTCAACCCCTGTTCCGGATGCAAGGCTGTAGGTAAATGTGTCGTTACTCAGGTTGGTTGTTTCAATGCTTACAACTGTCTGGGTTCCATTGGGGCTAACCGTTCCGGTGAGCCCTGACACAACAACAGTCATTCCAGCAACAAAGCTGATAGAAGCCGTGCAAACAATTGTAACCGTTGTCCCGTTACGCGAAGCAGACGAGGATGTTCTAACTCCAGCAACATCATCGTATTCACGGGCAATTAAATTATTTGTAGCTGGCCTCACCTGTGCGCCCACGATGTAACGTGGCCACGTAGGGCTGAAGTCATACGCCTCATACAAGCGACGATTGGCCATTGCCAACACTTTCGATTGTTCAAGCACAGTGAACGCATCCACGCCCGAAAGAGCTTGGACAAGTGCTAGCAACTCGGAATATGACTTGTTTTTCATTAAACTCTATTGGGGGAAAGTTCAGGCATCTTCTTGTTGAAGAATCGCATGAAATCTTTGCTGTGAACCGTCTCGTATCCGTATTTCTTCACAAGCCGGAAATACTCACGTCCCGGCATAACACCTATGCACTTCCCCAAGCCGGGAACGCTCTTGTGGTTTTTCATCACAGACGCTTGTGCGCGAGCTACATTAGTGCGCTCAAACTCCGTTGCCCTTTCTTCCACAAGACTCTCTTTCACGATGTTGATAATCTCGTTATCAATTTCTTCTTTGGAATAGGTTTTTGGTTTATTGATGATATTCATGCAAAACGAAATTGGCCACCCCAGTTAAGAGGTGGCCAAGTTTAACACAACTAAAAAGTTGGCTTAGGCGAG